ACCTCCGTTGTAGTCTCCGCATATCCCAACGATATTAAAATGTTGAATGACGTAGAGAAAATATCTCATATGTTCTTTTAAGGATACTCCTGCTATTGCATAGCTATGAACAAGGCAAATCTTCTGCTCTTCTCTCATAACTTTAAACACATGCATTGCAAAGTGGTCAGCGCTTGTATTTCCAGCCCAGTTAGGGTCAAAAGCAAGCAAGTAGTCATCGCTTGGGTTTCCTACGACTTCAACAGCTGGGAATTCCCCATCAGCTATCGTACAAGATGCCATTTTAGATAATCTAAAGTAACCATCACTCTCATCTACAAATTGAGCACCAAACTCTCGTTTAAACTGCATCTCAGACATAGTAGCCTTAGCTTGTTTAAGCAGGTTTTGATCGTATAGCCTAGTAGGAGCACAATCATAACTTAACTGCATTATTAGTCTATAAGCTTCATCAGCAGCTGGTTCATCTTCATCATCTTTATTAGACTCTCCGAATATTAGCCCCTCGTACTTTTTATAAAGCTTGTACATATATTCAAACTTAAAAGAGGGAGATGAAAGTATTATCAATTTGTTATTAGGCCACACATACCTTTCTTCTTCTTGCATCTCGCCTTTCTCGATTATGCGCGTTTCTAACTTGTGAAGTTCTTCTCGTTCGATAGGATTTTCTACTACGCCAAGGAAAGGTATAATAACTTCGTTGAAAATCTTTTCGGGGATGGTTAAGAACTCATCGAGTACAATGCGATTAAATCGAAATCCACGTAACCTTTCTCCATTTGCCAAGGGTAACGCTATAGCCCTACTACCACCTATTTTTAAAGTCCACTGGTCAGTTCCTTTGGTTATCTTAACTCCGCATTCTTTTGCGAGCTTCGCTTCGGGCTTGGATAGTATATCCTCCATTTTTTGGAAGATTTGCTTTGATTGCCTAAAGCTACCTGCAATAACACCTATATTCGCGCTAGGGTTTAAAAGACACTCAAGTAGCACATAGATAGCTGTAGAGAATGTTTTAGACATACCACGAGAGAATACGAACATGGAATAGTCAGATACCATCATCCCCTTGATTGCCATAGCCTGAAATGGAAATAACTTAACCCCTAAGAATAATTCTGAAGTAAACGCAATATTAGCCCTTAAAAACTTGTATAACAAATACTTAGCTTCTTCATCGGGCAAGTCGCCTTCAAATGATCTAAGATGAGAGTTAAACTCTTTAGCAGAGAACTCAGTGCGATATCTCTGTTTTCCTTTGTTCCAAGCCATAAACTTTATTGTCTATATGGTACTGTAAATCAACCTCCCACAAGTCCTGACCATAATAAAGGATTTTGGGTATTAGCTTTTTAGCGCCTTTCCTATTGTAAGCAAAGATGAATTGTATGTTTTCTGGGTAGTCTACCATAAGACCCCTTAAATTATGCCATACATAACCTAGGTTCGATTTAAACTTCGATATTTTGTTGTCTTCTTCGATTTTTTCAATAGAAGACTCGACAACAATGAACATGTAAGAATTAAACTGGACACAGCGATCCATTTCCCTCCTGAATCTTTTAATATCTTTACCAAATGTTTGTCTAAAGTCATCTTGTGATTTTCTATCTATGAATGTTTTTGAATAATGTTCCCCTCCAGCAGTATAGTCGCCAAAGTCTAACTTGTTTACTAAGCCGTTCTTAAAAGTAAAGGGAAGCTTTTCCCTTGTGTCTACGAAAATAGAGATATCCTCGTGGGAGGATTCCCAAAAGGTTTTTGGGAGGTTTCTACAAAACTGGTTTTTTAAATTCAGTTCTTTTGTGAAATTAGAATAAGACCCCCATAACTTCCTATAGGTTTGAATATCGGCCATGTCCGATAATTGATAAAATAAATTAGGAGGGGCTATCGTTATCTTCTTATCTGTGAATTTAGATTTAGCTTTGTTTTCAACATATTCCTTGCAGGTCTCTGAAGGTGTGATTTTAAGCCAATTAAGATAATTTTCCTTGCAGGAGAAATCTTCTCTAAAGTATTGGTCATAATTCTTAAAAGGGAGCAAAGAACCCGTGTACAAATCCTTTTTCTGGAAGTGCTTTACATAATAGTCTCCAATAAACAAAGAGTGTGCTTTCAGGTGCATGTGAAAGCTTTTCCTATTGTCGAACTCCTTTCCACATTCTTTACAGGTAAAATCACTCATAATAGTTCTTTTTTAGAAATACCTAGGATTCTAGCCTTATAATCATCCATACTTTCAAGTCTATCAGCTTCCTCTTCAATCAGTTTGTTTTGAAGCTCTGCCATCATTATCATTCGATCACGCTCTTCTCTTTCTTGGAAGGCTTCCACTAAAGCAAAGATAGATCCATTTTCTTCTCCCTTGGCTTTGAGTCTCGCAGTTCTAGAACCATTCAAATCTTTTGTAAGAGACTCTATCCTTTTTTCGCATTGATTAAGTTCATCACTCGTAGCCTTGATAATCTCTGTCAGACGCATTGTAATGTCTCTTTCGTTGTCTTGGTCGTCTAGTAGTGCGTTAAGCTTGTCAATGCGCTGCTGGATGTGTTTTTGGCGCACGTAGTTGGTACATACGGTCACGTACAGGTTCAACTCATCATTAGTGAGGTCAGGCTTGTCCCAAATAGCCCTAACAAACTCGCTTTCAAAAAGGTCTCTGTCTGCTAAGGTAGAGTACTGGTTTATAAAGTGATTAAATCTAGGACTACGAAGATAGATCATCAATTGATCCATTAACTTCTTTTGTTTGTTTTGAATCGTTGATTCTTCGAAAGAAGTACCGCAAAAAGCATTCACTTTAGAAATAACGCGAGATAAAGCTTTTGGGGCTATCCATTTCTCTTTTGTTATAATCTCGTTGTCATCAACTACTTCAGGGCGATACGTCTTGAGAAAATCTACAATCAACCTATGTTTAATACTAAGGCTTGCGACATCTCTATCCTTAAAAGTTAATCGGGCAACTTCTAAAGCATTCATATCCGAATGGATATTATCACTCATAAGGAAGGACTTCTGTTCTTTAGTTAGTTCTAGGTTATCTGCTTTGGGAACTAGAGAAGTGTTATAGTCTCTATTCTGTTTGGCTAGGAAAGCCCTCACCGCTCTCCCCTGTTTAGACCTACCGTCAATATTCTCGTCTTTAAATACTTTTCGGGTGATAGACATCAAGTCAGGGTTCTTTTTGAACTCTTTTAAAATCTGCTTCTCCTGTTCTTCTGATAGTTTAAAGTTGTTCATGTTAAATCGTCTTTCTTAATTACTTTTTGGGCTATCAGGTAAAATTTCTTCTTTAAGTTGTTTATTTGTTTATATCGGGGAGTCTTCCTCTTACTCGTATCTTTTTTAAAACCAAACTTCTTAGCAACCTCTTCATCAGTAGCGTTCTCAATAAATAACATTGTATATATTATCTTATGCTTCTCACTCAATTCCTTCAAAACCAACTCATGTATCTTGGCCACTTTTCTATCATAATCAACATTCTCATCGTACAAGTTGTCATAAACAAAAATAGATGTATCCAATGATAATGGTAACTTCAAATTATATGCATTCTCTTTCTTCTTGCGCCAATTAGCAAACAAAGAACAACTAGTATCTTGTTCCCCGCTTTTAGTCATGCTACAATCTAAACCCCCAGAATAATGAGGACACTGTAAACAAGGTTTAGCAAAGTTACTATAATGATTCCTTATCAGATTCTTTATCTGATTAGATATCAAAACACTAGCCCAAGGTTTAAACGCCCTTTTCTGATCCCACAAATGAAGCTTATTATAAATATGTAGCCTTATGATCTGACAAACATCATCATAGTCTAACCATGTTAATGCATTTAGTTGCCATTTAGCTCTATATTTAGCGAGTACTTGCTCTATCTCTGGAATAAGGTCTTCATATTCCTTATCCATCTATTTCCGTGGGCCTAGAAGAGGCACAGTCAGCTTGAGTTTGTTTCAATAAAGCATCACCTTCTGGAAGATTAGGAGCGTTTCTCTTATACTCTTCTTGAACCGCATCAGATTCAGAAGCAGATTTCCATAAATCAGTTAGTGTTGTCTTTTGTGTATTAGCTTCAGCGACAATATCTCGACGCAACTTCCTTAAATCTAAACTCGCCAAACTAGAAACTTCAGGTTCATCCTCAACTTCTTCTTGAGCCAACTCTTTGGGCCTAACTCCACCAGAGATAGGCGTACCGCAGTTTGCACAAAACTTTGGTTTCGTCACCTCATACGAATTCTTGAATCCACAAGATACACAAAAAACTTTGTTCATGGTAAATATTAACCTATTTTTTCAATTTTTTCTACAAGATAACTAATTATTTTATCTCTTACGACATCAGCCTTATCAAAAGATACACTATATACTCCTTTTTTGGAACTAACCTCATCTTCAAACAAAGAATACAACTTATCAAACCCACTATTCCTTATATCACTTTGCAAAC